ACCTGTTATCTTAGACTCAATGTCTTCCACTTTAATCTTGGCAAATGCTTCCTGTGCCGTCGCAAGTTCTTCTGGGATCTTTTCAAGTGCTTTAATTCTTTTAATTGTGTCTTGAGCAGCTTCGAGTTGACCTAACTTCTGCGCTTGAGCGTCCGCTTCTCGGACACTATCGAGACTACTTAATGCTTGTTTCTTCGCGTTGCTGACAAGCTGCTCAAAATCTTTCCTATCACTCTCCCCTTTTGTCTTCATGAATTCCTCGAAAGCTGCGTGAACGCCTTCTTTACCTACAGACACAGAATGCTTCTCCAGAATCTGCTTCATGGTGTCTAGGGTTGTTTTTTGTGATATCGCTTCAGTGAGAGCCGATAACTCAGGTGAATTAGGTGAATCTTTTGAAATGGACTTGAAAAGCTGCTGCATCTCAGTGACAGAGACATCAGCATATGCATTTTCGATTTCTCTGAAATCTACCTGTGCTTCTTTGATCTGCTTAGCCTCAAATGCTTTAAGACCTTCTTCGAGCATCTTGCCTTGCTTCTGATAGATATCGTCGTCGATGGTCATCACACCGTTTTTGAAAGCTATCTGGCTTTCTGAAAGCTCAACCCCTCGAGATCGCATGTATCCTTTCAAAAAGTGTGCTGTGTCGAAAAGCTGTCTGTTGGTAAAATCTTTTCCGCCACCGAGTACAGCATCTGAGTCGTAAACTGTCCCTTTGCCTTTCTTGATGGCCTCAAGTGTTTGCAAGGTGATAGCTTTGGCTTGTTCAGCGGTTTTTTCAGCAACTTTTTGTTGCTCTTTTTGTTGTCTAGACAGATCAGTCGCCCTACCTGATGCTTTTTTCATTCTGTCCAAAATATCTTTATCTGCAGAACTAAGATTCTTACCTACATCATTTTTTAATCGAGTAAATCTTCCTGTCAGATCTTCAAACTTCGAGATGTTCTCTTCTATAAGTTTTCGTGTAGAAGCAAAATGAGGTTGCAGCTCTTTCATTTGTCCTTCTAACGCAGTCTTTGTCGCAGCAGAAAGCTCTTCAGAAAGCTTCTTGGCCACACGTTGTGAGCCAGTAGCCCAGTCTTCAATCGCGTCGGAATCAAGCAAACCAAATGTAAGTGATTCAATGGCTTTGGCACCAAAAGCAGCTGATATGTTTTGCCATGTTGCGTCGTCTTCGCTAGCTCTTTCCCAGGCATTTGAAAAACCTTGCATAACAGCTATCGCTACCGCGGCGGCACCTCCTCCCTTAATTAGATTTCCTTTAGGCATACTTTTGATTTTGCTAAATGATTTAGTAAACCATCCCGTAATTGACTTGGTGATTCCGGTGGAGGCAGCGGCGGCGGTGGTGCCTCCTGATAGAAGAGTTCCTAATTTTGTTACTAGCATGCTGCCCAGACCTGACAAGATTCCTCCTGCGATCGCAGGACCCAGTGTAGTGGCAGCGAGCGTAAATAAAAGCCCCTTTTCGTTCTCCCAAAGATAGCCAAGAAACTTCAACTTCATGCCCCAGAGGAATTTAAGAGTCTTAGACATGCCTTTAAAAATCTTGTCTGCAACTTCTTTCTTTGACAAATAATCTTTTATTTTGTCACTTATCATGATTAGAGCGTCTACGACGACGGGACCAGCTCGCTCTAGCGCAGGGAGAAGTTTTGTCCTGATTGTATCGCTTAGATTTGCAAAACTCTCACCAAATCTATCGCTAAATCCACTTCCGATTGAGTCTGCCACTCCTGACACGGATCCAGAAATACCGCCTCCCGACATGAGACTCTCCAACCCATTCGTGAAAGAGTCAATAAAAGATGCTGCGCTCTCTGCGGCTTTTGACATGAGACGCAGCTTGATGTTGCCCACGATCGTGATGAAAACATCAGCGAACTTCGTAAAACCCTTATCACCACCTCCGAAAAAGTTAGAGAATATGCTCTTAATTTCTTTAAAAAGGTTGTCAAGAGCTCGGCTAACTCCTCGTGGATTTTTAATTGAATCAAAAAACACTTGAAACGCTCTAGTCACTCTGTTCATGTTGGATGTTATACGACCAGGAGCAAAGAAGTCAGACATTGACTTAAGCATTCCCTTTACACCCGGGAAGGATTTGACAAATGCTCTACCAATTCGAATTCCAGCGAGCTCAACTGTTCTTAATGAGGCTTTAAGGTTTATCATGAGAGTTCTAAATTCTGAGGTTCTTCTTACACCCTTTTCTATTCCCCCTGTAAATGCTGCCCAGAAAGATTCATATTTAGTTCCTTCACTAAATTGTTTTTCAATATTTTTAGAGAGTTCTTTAAGAACTTTCGTCTGTTCTATCTGGTTTGCCTGAGCTTTGTTGGCAGCTTTTTGTGCGTCTGTTAGTTTCTTTTGTCGATTCCCCTTGCCGAACATCACAGCAGCTTCTTGAACACTCATCTTGAGATTAGCAGCAAATGCTTTTTGTTCGATCCTGCTCATTCCTTCAAAAGACTTTCCAGTCTTTTTAAACTGCTCTCGAAGATATTCTTGACGCTCGGCGGCATTCATCGTCATCATCTTTCGAGAATCAATCATCATGCCGAACTGTCTTCGGAGCATTGCTGCAGATCTTGCAGCATTTTCAAAGTTATCAAAATGATCAACAATGCCCTGCAAGGTTTTCATCTCAATGCCCGTTCTTCTCATCGTTGCAGAAAGGGCACCTAACTGTGCTACACTCATACCTCCGAAGTGTTCCATGCTCAAAGACATTTGAGTGATATCTCTTCCGATGCCTTTCGAAGATAAATTAAACTGTTTACCTAGCTGAATCGACATATTGCCTATCTGGTGCAAATTCTTGTTGACATCTTCGCCGGCGGCGCTCATCTTTACAGCAAACTTAGCAGCTGTCTCTGCAGATAACCCCAACCCTTTCTGGTATTTGGTGAAGTCTCCTATGCCTTTTCCGATATCGACTATGAACGTTTCGAAATAGGGACCCATGGATTTCGCTATTTCTAAAGTATCAGCAAGAGCTTTCGCCATTCCCTCCGGTCCGTAACCGAACACTCTTCCAAAACTAACCGCACTTGATTTAGAATCATTAAAGCTTTTTCTTATGCTGTAAACAGCGTCTTTAGTTGCTGCTGCAGGGCCCTCAGTAAAGTCTCCCAACTCTTTTCTTAAGTTCTCAAGCTCCTTTCGAAAAGGTGAAATCCCTTGCTTGTTCGCCATGCTTATCATTCCACTCAATATTTGGAACGGAACCATTATGATTGCTTTACCTAGCTTGAACAAGGATTTTACTACACCGAAGATTGCTTTCCCAAATCCCTTGATTATATTAGTACCTAATTTAAAACCTCTATTAAAACCTTTTAAAGCAGAAGTAATAACAGCAAGTTTTGAAGCTTTTTTGTAGACTTTTTCAAGAACTTCTGATGTTTCTTCTGACTTTTCGTTAAGGCGATCCAAACCATCTCTGGCCTGATTAGCAGCATCTGTAAGTGCATTTTTAAATGATCCGGCTGACTTTTCTAAATTTTTGAGTCCATTGCAGTCAAGAGAGCTACACATCGAAGATGCTAGATCGGCCTGCTTTCCCAAAAGTTTTGAGTTGTTTTCTAAGAGTTTTTGGCGCTCTTTTAGTGCTTCATTGATCTGTAGTTGAACTTTGAGTTGATTGCCTAAATCTGCCATTCATCCACACTTTAATAGAAATAAGTTACTACTTGTAATTATCCTGTAGAGCAACTTTAATCAGGTGGGTATTTTACGTAAATCTTCTTAGGCGGGCAGGTGCATCTGGCCTTAGGCCCATTAAGGCTCGTTGTTCAGGAGAATTTGCATGTGTTGCTTTGGTAGGAGCTTCTCCCTTCGAATCTTTGAACTCCTTCATGGTTCTTTCCAAGAACCATTGACGCTTCCAGACAGGTAAGTTGTAAGCATCATGATAAGTAAAACCGATATAATACATTAAAGTCCATATCTGGTCGAGAAAAATCTCCTTATCATTCGGTGTCAGGCCAAAAAAACGAAGCCCCTAAGGGCAAATTAACCTCCGTATGCTCATCACAAGATTCACACTGCATCCATGATTTCATCTCAATCCCAGGTTCGTTAGAATCGATATATTTTCTAAGTGCAAGAGAATCTCTAGCGGGCATATTCCTAATAAAAGTTCCAATCTTTGATTTGTCAGTTACACCGTCGACTGAGACTACAGAGAAATTAAGTCTAGACGTCACAAGATTATCTGTCTTGAGTCCTTGCTTCTTTTGTCTTTCTGAAATAGTGCTCATTTCCTGTTCGTCTCTTCCTGTAAGGAACTTGAAATGAACTTTCTTTTTTGTAACTGGGAGTGTAAATTCAAAAAGGTTGGCTCCCTCTGTAATAGGACTTATTTCTAGTCTCTTAATAGGAAGGTCAGTCAACATAAATGTTTGCTTGTTTCCAGCTCCGCAATCCGGACAATCAACTTGAACAGTGTAGTCAGAACCATAGCCGGTAATTCTTAAAGCCGTCATTACTGCATTTCTGTCGCCGCTTATCATTGCATCTACGTCGACAGTTTTGTCAATCAGACAAGACTTAATTAGTTCAGTTATAACTGTTCCTTTTTTGATCAATGCTCTAGATGTTAAAATATCTTCTTCTTTAGCAGTCATCGACTTTATCTCTAAAGTCTCTTTACCGTGTAGACCAGTCTCTTGGTCATAGATCACTCCATTGGATGGAAGAGGAACAGCTTCAACTGGAACTTCATATCCAAAATCATCCTTCATTACATTCCGAATTTGAAAACCAGCCTGTTGTGCTTGGTTTGCACCGAATACTTCGTTTCCTTGTCTTTGTTCGTTCGACACGTTTTACCTCACGTTCATTATGATGTTAAATTTATTTCTAAAATTCAATACGTAAAAATTTTATTCTCGTCATAGAATAATATATACACATTCTTAAAATCACAACAGCTGGGCAAGCTGTTTATTTTGCTTTCTAAGACATATTTTTTTCTCTTATGATGAATTGTACAAAACATTTTCAGTAATGTCACAGAATTAAATTGTGAGCGTCTTTACGATAAGATTGACATGTTTTTAAACAAAAAAAAATCCCGCCTTTGTAGGCGGGATCTTCCAACTCTCAATTTATCAAATAAATTAAAAAGATTAGTACTGAAGTACGCAGTTATCGAAACGAATTGTGAGAGAGATTTCAGTTGGATCGGATGCGCCGTAATCCAAGTCACCGAATGAAGCAGCTGTTAAGAAAGCTCCCTTGATATCCCAGAGCTCAACAACGGTACCTACTGGATCGAGAAGCTTGAGTTGACAATCTCTCTTGTAGAAATCTGCATATCCTGCTCGACCTGAAACTGATTCGAAATGAGTTCTTACCCACTCCATAACCTGTTGTGCACCAGATGGAGCGATCGGGTCATGCAATGTAACTGACAGAGTTTCAAACTTTGTCTTTCCTGCGACGTATCGTGTGTGATTGATGAAAGGAACTTCTGTCTCCTCTGTTGTAATAGAAGGACGCGCTGCTGTCTTCATCAAGAATGAATCGATTCCCTCTATAGCAAAAACCCATCTGAACTTTCGTTTGGGTTCAAACTTATTTGGGAGCATGTCGGTAACTGATAGTGTCTCTGCCATTTTTTATTGTCTCCTTGAGAGCGTTTCTTTTAATAAATATTCACTTAATGTGTTTTTAGATTTCAGCACCTGCATTCGTTACAACAAAGTCGAGAGAGATGAACTCAACAGATCTGGTTGGTTGCAAGTAAATCTTTCCTCTAATTGTATTGTTTTCAACGTCTGCCTGTGTTGTAGTTGTTGTATCGATCTGTACTCTAAATCTATCCAAACCTTGTTGTTGCTGTATTCTTCCCAATATCGGAGTCACAGCATTGCTGAACTTAGCTAATGTTGATTCTCTGTTCGGCTCGAAGAGAAGACTATTAGCAATATTTTTAACTTGACGTCTAACGTCAATCAAGAGTCTTCTCACGTTAACTCTATCCAGCGCGCTTTGTCCTGCTAACATTGTCTTTTGTCCCCAGATAACTACGCCCGGAGTTGACGGGAAAGAAGTAATTGGGTTGATGTCAGCATCGTATAAATTGTCCAAGTTAGATCTGTTGAGTTTAACCTGTTCTTCAATCACTGTTGAAAGTGAACCACGATTAAAACCAGCCGGTGCGTACCAGGGATGTGCTACTGAGTCGTTGAAAGCAAATGCTCCAAGAACTGCAACAGATGGGGGACATTGTACATTCGTTAATGTTGCCCTGTCTTGAATCACAACATCTGGGAAGTAAGCAGCTGCAAAAGAAGTATCGAAGTTTCTAGATGCATGACGATCAACTGTGTTCCTAACATTAATGATCGAATCAGATCCAGTTACTGCATTGTTCAGCGTATCTCTTTCCTCAATGTCCATGATATACAACGCATCGAATCTTCTTTCTACTGATTCAATCGCAAAATCTGTAACAGATTCATGTCTAACACCGGGGATTGCCAAAAGCTGGATGTCCACATCGGACTTCTCTTCCATGACTCGGATTGCTTTTCTGTATCCAGCAACTGTAGGACCGGATACACCGCCCTGATTTGCCGCGTCATCCATTTCTCTTCTCAAAGCTGCATCATTGAACTTTGCCTTGTCTTCGTCAAAGATATTGACGCCATCGAAGCCTCCCTGAAGGGGGAACGTAAACTTAAGGTACCTTCTAGTCGGAAGATGTGCAAAGTCTGTAGAGGGATTCAAAAATCTTGTTTTTGTTGATGCAGTTCCATCAATATCTGTCATAGATCCAAGAACACCGTTTCGCCTGTATGCTGCGACAGCCCACTGTTTGTCGTCTGGGCGATCGCCAGATCCTGTTATGACCTGGACTCTTTCAAGAGTAAAAATGTTATTATTGAATCTATCAGCGTCAAGGATTGACCCTCCGACGTCGGGTGTTCCTTCGTTTCCTCCAACAACTGGTGACTGCCAATCTGTGTGGAAGTCAGGCATGTAACGAACAAAACTTCTGATTGATTCGTTAAGTTTCTGATGTTTGTTGGGCTCTGTTAATGAATCTTTCTGTTCGAACTGTACACCCCATGTAAGTTTAGCATCCGCAACTTTCTTGGGTGAAGATCCCTTCGCAACTGTCTCTCTAAATGGGACAGGAGGCTGAACGATTCTTCGAACGTCAACCGTCTGAGGTCCGGCAGTGTAAGAAGCCCCTCGGGTATTCCAATCAGTTCCTGAAAGAATTGAGTTGGATCCTCCAGACGCTGAGCCTGAAGTGACTAGGTGATTAAGCCCTCTAAAACCTACAGGAAGTGCTGTATCGTTAAGAGCGTTGTCCCTCAGATCACTTGAAAGCTCAATCCTTATGTAATTTGATACATTTGGATAAGATCCATCAATGACCAACTTTTGACTTCCGGCAGATTTGTCAAAATCGTAGTATGTATGTGTATCACCGATTCTTCTTGCAACGAAATTATCACTTGATGGATTGAGATCAAGTCCGGCAAATCTTTCTAGAACAACTGGCTCTGAATCGCTATCA